AGTTTTCTGCATAGCATTTTGAAAATGCAATTTTCATATGGGCTGCAGTCGTTCTTACATTACAGCTTTGGCCCTTTTGTAACTACCCACTCCGGCTAGAATTTGCTTCTGAATTTTCTTTTTTTTTTTATTTATTTATTACAAATGTAAAACCAAAAAGATTCCTCTAGTTTCTTTCCTAGTTGGAACGAGTGGTTACTACTTTAAGTGACAAGAGTGGAAATCTCTTTCTTTTCCATCCGTTAGTAGGCCGGAATATAGGTCTCTTACTTAGTTTATGTGTTTATAAACTCGTGAAGTCAACACGTTAACATACGTTTAGAAATTGTACGATAACAATCATTTATCCAAAGTACAACAAAATGAATACCGATTATATTGAAGACAAACTTCAGAGCGGCAAAAACGTTAAACACTTTGGAAAACAAACCTCACAACAAATTAAAATCAGTGATAAGAAAATAAAACTTATCAATGTCGCAACGAGATTGCGAGTTAAGAAACGTAATACGTATATTACTTTTCGGAGAGATTTAAAACATAGAGATTTATCAGCACCGTTTGCTATGGAAGGTGTTGATTATGATATTAATGACGATTCTTTTAGTGATCATGAATATCCTTTTAAATTGCAAATGTTTAGTCTTTTCAATAGTTCTGGTGATGTCCCTGATGATGAACCTAGTACTATAGATACACTTAAAAGTTTGGTTAATAATGGAATTAAGCTTGATGACACTACGCTTAATATACTTTCAGATATATCTTCTAAACTTAGTGATACAACACACACTTTTAATTTTAATCACAATTTCTTTGATTTTTCAAAAGTTAAAGATATTATGCCGGAAATTTTAGTATTATCTATAGTTGTTTATATACTTGTTTGCTTTAAACCAAAGAGTAATTTGGAGAGGATTGCAATTTTAAGTTTTGTTTTTGGCTTTGTAGCTTGTTATTATGGCGATAAAGTCAATGAATTTAAACTTAAGATTGAGAGTTCTTTTGGTAGTTATTTATCCCCTCAAATTCTTGGGGATGATGATTTATTCGGTGATACGATTCTTTCTATATTCAATTTATATACACTTACTCATTATAAGATGGATGTCTTTAAAAGTGATGATATACTTATGCTAGGAGGTAAATTGAAAAATTCTAACATGGGTTTTAAGCCACTTATTAATGGTATTGCATATATAGTTGGATTTTGTTGGAATAAATTTGAAAATTATGTTATGGATAATTATCCTAACACCTCTCTGCTTACTGGTCAAGTTTTTATTGATTCTTGGATTTCTGAAGTTGAAGAAATACGTAAGAAATTTAATAATCAAGAGTTGTATGCAAATGATGCTTCTTTAGATAAAGTTTCTAAACTTATACATAAAGGTAGAGAACTTGTTATTCGAATAGGTGGAAATAGAGAAGTTCTTAAATTTAAAATGTTGCTCAATGATTATGTTCATAAACTTGAAGTCATTGAAAAAGGACTACTTTCAACCAATTTTAGATTTAATGGTGTTAGACAAGAACCAGTTGCCATACTATTACGTGGTCCTCCTGGCTGCGGTAAATCGTTATGTATGCAACATTTAGCTCATGCTATTGCTGCTTCTACTTTTTCACAAGAAGATTTTTTGGAATATCAACGTCAACCTTCAATATTTGTTTACAATAGACAAGCTGAAAATGTTTATTGGGAAGGATATGATGTTAATAAAAGGATACTCTTTTTGGACGATTTAGGACAAGCTAGAGATCAAGCTGGTATGCCCGATAACGAAGTCATGAATGTTATTAGAGCTATCAATGTTTTTGAGAATCAATTACATTGTGCAGCTATTGAAAATAAGGGCAATACCACTTTTAGATCCTCATTTGTTATAGCAAATACAAATTTGGCTAATTTTAATTTTGAATCGATTGTAGATAAAGGTGCATTCGAAAGAAGGTGGGATTATATTCTTGATGTGTCTCCTCTTCCTCAATATTGCGTTGATCCTAATGTTAGTCTTTGGCAGAGACGTATGGATGTTGGTAAATTACCAATTGTTGAAAATGATGGTATATTTACTACTTCTTTAGGTATTGACCAATTAGAATTTCATCTTAACAAGTATAATGGCAACAAAATTGTTCCAGTTGGAGAAGTTGTTACCTTTGATGGTGTTGTTCGTTTGATATTAAATCGTTTTAATGTAAAGAAAGCTTGGCATAAGCAATATTTGTCAGGTTTAGAAAGTACTCTTAACGGTTATAAACTTCAATCGAATGATAGGAAACCCCAGTATTTTGATACTTTTGATATAACTAAATATAAACTTGATGAACAACATTTGCCTTCTTATGAGAATCTTAAATTGGACTTTAATAAACATCAAAAATTTTTGTATTTACTAGTTGAGTGTATTAACAGATTTAATATTTTATTTAATAAACCTGTTGATATCACTCTTTTGATATACACGATTCTTGATCTTTATATCGATCAGATCGATGATATTGTTTTAGGTGGCTCGATTGATATAACGGACAGTATTGGTTTACAATATTTAAATTATGTTGATCTATTCACTCCAAATTATGTCCCTGATAATATCTTAAAGAGTAATTATGAGTTAGTTCTTTCATCTATGAAAGATTCTATGGATTATGGTGTAGTCACAATTTATTCAAATTTTCAAAAGGCAGTTTCTACAGTTTTATCTTACTTACCTTTAGATAGCGTTAAACAAACTATATCTGAATTTCCTACTTTAGCTAAAATTGTAGTTGGCACTACAGTTTCTTCTATTTTGATAATGCAAGGTATCAGAATGATTTCTGGTATCTTTGTAGATTCAGGAATGAGTCCTGAGTCAAAACCTAATAATATTAAAACTCATAAGATTAGAAGAGTTAAAATTTCCTCTAATCCTCAATCAATTTTTAATGGGAATGACAGTGTTAAACAATTTGTTTATGGAAAAGCTAGAAAAAATGTTTATGAAGTTTATTTTCCTCTTTTACCTGAAGAAATTAAACCACATGCCACACATAAAGCAGTTGGATTTATGTTAATGTTAAAAGGATATACTGGTATAATGCCTTTACATTTCTTTTCACGATTACAACACGATAGGATGAATGGTTTAATGGGTAAAGAAATAGTTAGATTTACTAAATCTTGTGCTAGTGATGAGACTTATGATATTTCCGTAGATGACTTTTTAGATTTATGGATAGAGGATCCTATTTTATATGATAATGAAATAGGTTTATTTGTTTTACCTCGTAGTTTTAGACCAGCTTCGGATATAACTACTTCTTTTCTTTCGAATTCAGAAATACAACGTCTTAAACAAGTTTCATCTATTCTCGGTATTTTTCCTACTGGAGTAGATGGAGATCGTAATAGATTTAAGGAGTTGTTGGTTACTACAGCAACTCTTAATGGTAGTCATGTAATAGACGATCCTGATTGGGAAAGTTTTACCGTTAAGAATACGTGGAAATATTCAGCTCCAACCGTTGGTGGTGATTGTGGTTCTTTATTGTTTCACAATTCTACCAGAAAACCAAGTATAATTGGTTTTCATATTGCAGGTGTTGAATCTTTGCGAGTTGGTGTTTCCGCTGTTTTGACAGTTGAGTTAATTAATCAGATTTTGCAATTGTCAAATGATAATTATAAAGTTCAAGATTTTGATAATATAGAAGTTGTTTTAGATGATGCTCCTAACATGACAGTTGAGGGTAGACTTCAAGGTGGTTATCCTTCATCTAATGGCAAAACTTCTATTATTAAAAGCCCCATGTTTGAAAAGTGGGGTGCTTCTAAAAAGAAGCCTGCTAGATTGAAATCATTTTATATGGAAGGAAAATTAATTGATCCGATGGCAAGTGCTCAAAGAAAATATTGCATCAAGGATACTTATATACCAGATAATGTTCTATTTGATGCCACTATAAGTGTAGAAGAAATGCTATATAGAAATTCTTCAAAGTTTGATTCAAGAGAAATTCTTACATTTGAAATTGCAGTTCTTGGAGACGATAGTGGATTATTACAGTCTATTCCAAGATCTACATCCGCAGGATATCCTTATAGTATTATGAATGGTGTTAAAACAAAATATAGATTTTTTGGTTTTGGTGAGGAGTATGATCTTTCAAACGAGAATTGTATTCGTTTGAGAACTGAGGTTGATTACATTATTTCGTGTGCTAAGCAAGGTTTGCGTTTGAATCATTTCTTTACTGATTGTCTTAAAGATGAGTTGAGAAAGAATGATAAAGCAGAAAAAGGTGTTACTAGAATGTTTTCTGCTTGTCCGACGCCATTGTTGATAGCAGTTAGAATGTATTTTGGTTCTTTCTTAAAATGGATTTTGAGGAATGCAATTCGCAATGGTATTGCTGTTGGAATCAATGAATATTCTTCCGATTGGCAATCTGTTGTTGATTATTTACAAGAATTAGGTGTTAATAAGAAAAATATTGGTGCTGGTGATTATAAAGGTTTTGATATGAGCCAGATTCCACGTGTCCAATGGTGTATTCTTGATATTATTAATAATTGGTATGGTAATTCAGATGATAATGCTGTACGCCAAATATTATGGTTTGAAGTTGTTAATTCTAGACATATTGTTAAAGATCAAGTTACATCTTGGGCTTCATCATTAGGTTCAGGCTTTGCACTTACTTGGATTATAAATGCTTTGTATAATCATTTAGCTTTTAGATTATCATGGATGCATGTCATTGAAGATAGACAATTCAATGATTGTGTTAGATTGATAGTTTGTGGAGATGATCATGTTTATTCTGTTGCTAAATCAGTAAGCATGACATTTACAGAGCGTGCTGTCCAAGTTGCTATGGAAAATATTGGTTTGAAATATCAACCCGAAGACAAAGATAAAATTGAATGTAATGATTATCTTCGTAAAATTGAGGATGTTACATTCTTAAAGCGATCTTTTGTTTTTGATCCTGTGTTAAGAAGATATATTGCTCCTTTGGATTTAGAAACTATTTTAGAAATACCTTATTGGGTTAGGAATTTGTCGACAATCATTTTTGATACTCAAACGAATATAATGACTTGTTTGGAAGAACTTTCATTACATTCGGAAGATGTTTTTAATGAGTATTATGAGAGAATTCGTAATGCTGTTGATGAAGATCCTGATTTAACTAGTGTTTATGGTCTTAAGCAAAGTGTTCTTAGACAAAATGTTCTCAGTAGAGGTTCAACTAGTGAAGGTTTTCGCTTTGTTCCTCAAATTGGGAATTCTCTTATTAAGGTAAATAACCCAACATTTCGATTACAAACTAATGTTAATGAATTTGTGAATGTAAAATCATTAGGATTGCTTGATGTTGGAAGACAGCGGTCTATTCAGGCTTACTGCCAGGGAGCTGTGGTGGCTGATCCACCAAATTCCAGGAATTCACACAGGGTGTTACTCCAAGCGCGGAGCCACTTTGATATATGCGCTGCTGAAACAAATCATAATTTACACGCACATGATGCGACTGAATCTTTAGAGAGTAAAAATGGAAATTTTGCTATGGAACGTATAATGGCTCCTGATCCTTTTCTTGTTGGTTCCACTACTTCTGCTTCTGTTGATGCAGAAAGTGCATCTGCTAAGATGCGTAAACATATTGATATTAACGAAAATTTGTTGTCTTCTCTTAAAACTGGTGTTACACAAGAGGTTAGAGATTTTCTTGCCAAACCTCAATTGATAACTAATGGTGTATTTGCGACAACAGATACTGTTCCAACTTCTTTGTTTTCCTATAGTGTTCCAGGTGATTTTATATCCCAGACTTTGTGGTTTAATAAAATAAGTGGAAATATGGCTTTCAGAGCTACATTAGTGTTGGTGCTTCAAGTTAATGCAAATCGTTTTCAACAAGGTAGATATATTTTAGCTTGGTATCCAGATGGTGGTGCCAGCTATACAAATAGACCGATAACGTATGCCGGACATACTGCCAATTTAACCCAGATTACACAATTACCACATGTAGAAATAGATGTTAATTGTGATTCTCAAGCTATATTGGAAATACCTTTAGTTAATCATACTGGTTGGTATCCGTTATTCGCTGCGTCTGGGTCTTATTTAGCATCACAAGGAGGATATGTTTTTCTAAGACCATACTCTCCTTTAGTTGCACCATCAGGTTCCACTACAGCTACTTGGTCTTTATATGCTTATTGGAAGGATGTTGAATTTGCTTTACCTTTTGTACCACAAATGGTGCGTGGACCGCGCGCTAAAACACAAATTAAAAGAAAGAAGAGAATGGAGGAAATTGAACAAGATGAGCATATTGGCGGTATATCAACAGCTCTTGCTACAGTTGCTACCGCTACGCAAGTTTTAGAATCCGTTCCTTTAATTTCATCCTATGCTGGTATGGCTACATGGGCTTTTAATATAGCTTCAAAAGTTGCATCAGCATTTGGACTTTCAAAAGTACATAATAATATGGATTTTAATCTTATGCAGAGATTTGTTTTTCCAAGAATGGCCAATAGTGATACACCAGATGGTTCTACTAAATTAGCTGTTTTTGATAGTAATGCTGTTGACGATTTACCAGGTTTCGCAGGATCTGATCTTGATGAAAGTGCTATTGGTTATGTTGCTACTATTCCAGCATGGTGGAATACTGGAACCTGGAATGAATCGCAAGCTGAGGGTACTGCTTTAGTAGTTGGCAATGTTTTGCCACGTACTTTTTATGTAACTTCTACTTACGGGTCAAATACTATTTATTTTCCAACACCATTGGCTTGGGTTTCTAATTTTTTTGAGTATTGGAGGGGTGGAATAAAATTAACTTTTAAAATAGTTAAGACAGAATTTCATACAGGTCGTTTGTTGTTTGTATTTTCTCCTTCAAATTATTATATGGGATCAGCAGCCACTCCACCAAGTATTGCGAATACTGCTTATCTTCATAGAGAAATTATTGATATTAGGTTTGGAAATGAGTTCTCTTTTGTTATACCTTGGGCTAGTTTGAATCAATATAATGGTAGTAGTGGTGGAACTATTGAAGGACAAACAGGTACATTTTATCTTTATGTTTTAAATCCTTTGGTAGCCCCTTCCACTGTTTCTAGTAGTATTTCAATATTAACGGAAGTTTCTGGTGCAGATGATATTGAGTTTGCTGCACCAAAGAATTTCCTTGATAGACCAGTTTATGTTACTACGCCACAAGTTGGATCTAACACTTGTGAAATAGTTTCTACATATGTTGGCGATTCTAAGCAAATTAATACTATTGATGCGGCACGAATGTGTATTGGCGAAAAAGTACTTTCTTTGAAATCTTTAATGAAAAAGTTTTGTTTACTTGCAGTTGGTACTCCAGGAACTATAGGTAGTACATTTGTTTGTTTACCTTTTTCAGTAATTGCAGATCAAATTTCTGCTAGTAATGTTTTAACAACAAATGTTGCTGTTGCTCCAGATGTATATTCAGTAATTTTATCATCTTTTGCTTTGGCAAGGGGTTCCGTTAGATTGAAATTTTATCAACCCCCAAATGATGTTCAAGGTTCATATGTTTTAAATGAAACGGTTATTGCTACGTATACACCTGCAGGAAATTTTGTTTATGGTGCTGGTCCTTCAACTGGAGGGGGTGCAGGAGCTAATATTCAACTTTTTGATAACGTTATTTCGCACGCCGAAGTTGAGTTTCCTATGTATCATAGATTCTTTGCTTGGCCAATAGCTGATAATGTCTATAATGATACAGGAACTCTCAAATCACAATTTTCTTACGGAGCTCCGAGAACTGTTGCACAATACACTTCTACTGGTACACCAACTTATATAAATGTTTTTCGTGCTGTTGGTGATGATTTTAGTATGGGTATGTTTATTTCCGTTTTGGGTTACGAATCTTGGCTAGGTACACCACAATAATTTTGAGTATTTTATTAAAATACCCGCAATATATTTGACGCATATATTGTGTTTTTAGTCAATGTTTTTCTCGATATGTCACAATCGAGTTTTTGCATTTTCACTTTCAGTTATCTCACAAACTGAATTATTTCGATTATTGAACTATTCATCTTTTGTTATATTGAGTCTCTCAGGGCTTTGTTATTTCTTAAGATATATGGAGAATTCATAGGAATACGGAGTTAT